AGCAGATAAAGCCCCTTCAGGAAGCATATATCTTTTTTCCAAAGATGCATAAAGATTATCCATTATTGAATTTCCCTTGTTCCATCAGAATATTCGACTACTTTTTGACCGCTTTTTGTTTTACCAGTTCTAACAACTTGTCTATTAGACTGTTCTTTTGTTCCTTGTGGTCTTACAAATTTATTAAGAATATGTTGTTGAGTTTCTGCAACATGAGTTTCTGGATTAAGCTCTCTGCTTCTAATTTTATTAGTAAGATAATTTTGTTCTTCGTAAGCCATTTCATTTTGTTTGTGGGCAAAATTAAAGAAACGTTGTAAAGCTCTAGGGTCACTAGCAATATCAGGATTATTTTTAAGGTAATCGTTCATCATATTTGCAGTAGGGTTTCCTTGCATTTGACCTATACCAGCAGTAATTGATTGAGCAATAAACTTATTCATAGATTGAGCAGCGGATAAATCACCTTTTGCAACTTTATCCACCAAATCTCGAGGTGCGCCAATAGCTTGAAGCTTTTGAGCCAAATCAACATAAGTTCTTGCTCCAGCACCAGGTTTAAAGCTTTTCATCAAATCTTCTGCCTCATTTAAGCGCATATCAATTTGAGTTCCAGCAGCAACACGACTTGTTAAATCTTTTTGATAATCTCCAAAATTTTGAACTGACGGAGTGCTTGGCGATAAGTTTTGTCCGCCTTGACCGCCAGAAGGCTGTGATATTTGATTTGTTCCAGTAGTAAGTCCAACAATTTGACCAGCCGCATTAGTAGTGTATTGCGGTGTTGTTTGATTAAGTTCAGATTGAGGGCCATTAGCTTGTAATACACCAGTTTTCATTGCTTGGTAAGCTTGTTTTGGGTCTGTATCAATAAGCTTTAAAAATTCATCATGCGACTTTCCAGCATTCATTTCAGGAACACCAATGCTTTTTAAATATTCATTAGAAGCTTCTATTTTCTTTTTCATGGCTTCTTTGTTGCCATCAATAAAATCAGGGTCAGTTAAAAAACCGCCAAAAGTAGAACGTTTAATGTTTTCAAAATGCTGATTTAAGTCAACACCAGCTTTTTGAGCTTCTAATTGAACTTTTTTGCTTTCAGCTTTACCAGCTTCAATTTTGGGCTGTAATAACTCTTGTTTTGAAGTTAAATCTAATTGCTTGCCTTGATAATCAAGAATCTGATTAAGCTGAGTCATGCCATCTTGAGGCTTGTATTCAACTCCAGCAACAGGATTAATACGATAGTCAGCTTTGCCTTGTGGGGCAAAAACAGTAGGTGTAAATGCAGTTGCCATAATTAAGCACTCCAACCAGCAGAAGGGTCATAAGTAGAGCCATAATAATCAGAAGCAGTAGAGGCTGTTGAACTACTGTCAGGTTGTGCAACAAAACCGCCACCACTACCACCAAAATAACTAGAATTATTAGAGTTTTGACCTTGGTAATTATTGTAAGCATTAATTCCTTGACCAGCGATTGCTCCAAGGGTTGTACCAATATTGCCATACATATTGCCCATAGCGTTAGCTGCGCCAATAGTGCCAGCGCCTTGAGCTGCGCCTTGTTGACCATAATTAGAAGCTAATTGGTCAGCCAAGTTAGTTTGTAATCCAGCTTGACTTGCACCATAGCCTGATTGTAGGTTAGCTAAAGCATTTGAGCCTGATTGACCAATTCCAGCAGCATTTGCTGTATTGCCATAAATGTTTTGACGTTGATTCTGATAATTTGTAAATGCTTGTTGATAAGCGTTGCCAGCATAGTTTTGACTGTAATTTTGTAATGCTTGTTGTGCATTACCGCCAACCATGCCACCAGCAGCATTGCTAGCAGCGTTTAAAGAATTTTGACCTTGACCTAATTGAAACGCATAGTTAGGAGCTAAATTAGCATTAAGGTCAGCATTGCTAAACTGGTTGGTCATGTAAGGAGAACTTACAAGATTGCTTAAAGCAGTAGCACTTTGATTTCCAAAGTTAGACCAAGGTTGAAGTGTTCCAGTAGCGGTGTTATAAGCCGTTTTAAGCTCATTACCAGCAGAACCATAACCTTGTTGCAGTGCATCAGCACCTCTTTGCAATCCAGCAACTTGTTGTTGCGAACCTTGTTGTTGGCCTTGAGCTGCTTTATTACCGCCCAATACGCTACCAACAACGCTACCGACTAATGGAGCTGCTACTGCTCCAACTATTGAACCAATCATTATTAATCCTTCCTACTTATTAAAACTTCGTCTGCTTTATCAGGGTCTGTTTCTTCTGTCGCATGAATACAAAACCAAACAGTATCTTCCAAAGCTTCAATTTGATGGTAAATTTCAGCTTTAATTTCAATGCAAGCAGGAGCTATATATTCCTGATTATAGTCATCTGTGCGTACAATTACACGACCTTTAGCCAAAATACTTAAATGCGAAAAATGGTGTTTATGTTGGCAAGCCATAAACCCTTTTGGAATTGTCATCTGCTTGGCATATAAACCATCAGAAAAATGATGAGCAATATTAGGGTCTATATCAAATCGACCTTCATTGGCTTTAAAAGCTTCAGCTAAATTAGACATTGTAATAAGGCACTTTATAAGGTTTTCCAGCTACAGTAATATTAATAAACCCTACTGGGTTTGCAGGAAGATTAGCAGAGCCTTTAGTAGCTGTAGGAGCAGAGGTAAAGTTCAATAAATTTAAAAAGAACTGTTGCCATGCCCTTGTAGGCATTTTGGTAGTTTCATCAATTAAAGGGGTCTGTGGGTAGGGATTACCAGTAGAACTTCCCCAAATATCATTTGGACTTGCCATTAGTTTTCCCCTCCATAGGCTTTAAGGTTAGCCGAAACAATAACTGCTTTAATAGGGTCAGTTACCACGACTTCAAATATTCTATCTCTAGACCAGCCTAATCTGCGCCAAATAATACGATTTTGGTATTTACCTATTTTTCCGATAGCAGACCAATGCTCGTTTGACCATGTAGAGCCACCATCGTTAGACCATCGCAACATAGCCTGTGGGTTTGTAGTCGTGTCTTGAGTTGTAATTTTGGTATTTTGACCAATAGTAATCGTGTCATTACCGCTAATAGTTAAAATTTGAATAGGGTAAATAACTAATGGGTCATTAGAAAACTGTCCAGTTTGCCTTGGAGTAGAAGTTGTTCCAACACCAGGCTGAAACTGAATTTGCAATTCATCAAAGTATTGACGTTGTAAGTCAGCTACTAAATGAGGGGCACGTCTTACTCTGCGAATAGTTCCACCATTGTCGGTGTAGTTTTGTGGGTCAAGCTTATAAATCTGTCCGTTTTCCCAATCGCCCACTAAAACTGTGTCATTAAAGAAAGCGGAGCAATTAGACCGATGGCGGTGATATACGTTGTTATCGTCTACCCAAAGCCATTTATGCCATAAACCAGTAGCCACGTCATAAGCCCAAGTTAAATCAAGAGTAGGGAATGAAATAACGTAAACTTCATGCCCTTCAAGCTGGTATGTATAAGCAACAGCATCGCCTACATATTGATTAACTAGCGTATTTTCTACGGCATGAGTGGATATTCTTTGTGGAAAATAACCATTCATCATGACTATTTCGGATTGACCACGAGTATTTTTAGCCAAATAAGCAAAAGAATTGCCTAATCTAGCCATAGAAAATGGGGCAGCAATACCATGCTGACTTGATGAGCCAGGGATGCGTTGAAATGCAAAAGGAAACAAACCTTGGTCAGACCATACTTCAGAAGTATTTTCACCCAATAAATAAACTTGTCCGTGGTCAACAATTAAAGAAACTAAGTTGTCAGGGCCTGTAAATTTAGAAGCATAAGAAAGCCCATAAGTAATAGGACTTAAAATATTAGAAGCAGCCCATTGCTGGCTATTAGGCTTGTTATAAACAAAGTAGTTATCTACTGTATCAACAGTTACACCGCCTTGAAAAGCTCCATCTGTAGGAGGCATTACGGAAAAACGTAATGCGTACATCGTTTCTGAACCAACAGTTTGACTATTGTTAATAACGTAATTGCCAGTACCGCCTGTGCCTGTACCAAAGGTAAGGTTTAGGGTTAACCCTGTTCCTGAACCACTAGTAGAGGTTGAAGCTGGGCTAATTGGGTTGGAAGTGTATTGACCTGAATTAGTAGTGGTTAAAGTAGCCACAGCCGTACCAGAAACGCTTGCTACAGTATAAGTAGCTGGAGTTGTACCATAGACACCTCCAACGACTGTAATCACGTCATTGACCGCATAATTTGTTCCAGCAGTAGCAATAGAAGTAGTTAATACAGTTCCGCTTCCTAAAGCCGTAATAATCGTTTCTGTAGTGACTCCAGCACCTTGAATGGTCATGCCAGGATATAAAGTTTGCCCTGTGCCAATAGCGGTAACTGTTAGGGTTGTCCCTGACATAGAAGCAGTTAAAGTTGCTGCCACGTCAGTAATGTTCATTTCTGTAGAAGGAACAGTTTGATTGAGGTTGATTGAATAAGTTCCAATACCGCCTGTAGCCCCTGTTAACTGACCAGTAATAACAGTTTCTTGCAATACTCCTGCGCCAAATAACTGCTGATTTGCGCCAAGTGTGCCTGTTTTTACAAAAGTAACTGTAAGAGTTGTTCCAGAGATTGAGCCTGTAAAAAGGGCTTCGTCAGGGTCATAACTAATAAACCATGAGTATCTGTCGTTACCATCGGTAATGTAAACGCTTACTCCATTGTCGGTAATGCCGACTCTGCCAGCTCTAGTGTTTAACTGACCAATAATATGAGGCTGATATTGCGTGTCTAAAAAATAAACAAAATATCCGCAAACTACGACTAAACCTTGACCGCTAGATAAAGTCCTCATGCCACGCACTTCTGCTTGTGGAGATAGGGCTACAACGGAAGTAAGTCCTGGAGTTCCATATAAAGCTATTACTCCTCTAGAACCTTGTGGCTTAGTGGGGTCTATTTCAGGGAACCAATTTATACATTCTTGGCTGTCTTGGTACAACGATGGTGCTTCGTATGCAGCCCCCACAAAACCAAAGTCCATGTTTTACTCGCTTTCCTTGTATGAATCACCACGCAACAAGGTTTTCATGCTTGCACGACTTAAATTAAATTTTTCCATTAATTGTGGGATAGTCATACCAGTTTTTCTAAGTAAGCGAGCTTCTCTAGCTTGTTCCATTGTAAGCTTGCAACGAGGGCCTTTGTCACCACTAAAATCTGGACTACGACCTTTTCTAGCTTTGTCAGCCATGTTGTCAGCATGAGTTCCAATCCATAAATGTTTTGGATTACAACAAGAAGGATTGTCACAAATATGCAAAAGAAACCCTGATTCATCTTGTGAAATAGGTGCATTAAGCGTGATTGTGTTTGGATAGACAAGCGAATAAATGACTCTATGGGCATAGTAGCCTTTGTCATTAATCCAAGTCCTTCCATAACCATCATGATTTTTAAAACCTTTCCATTCCCAACATTCATCTTCGTCACGCTTATCAACTTTGCTCCAAAGAACTTCAGGAGTATTTGCTGGTCTGCCTGGCTCTCCTACTTCCCTACCAATTCGTTTTGCGTATGCTTCGTTATCTTTTAATCTTTTTATTGCTTTGTTTACTTCTAATTTTTCTGCTTTTAGTTCTGCTAGTGTTTTCATGATAAGAATCCTTTGTTAGAATCTTTATTATATCACACTAGCGGACTAATACTCTATCTGAAGAAACCCCCACTGAGCACCCACCCTGCATCGCGACTTCTACCCACTAGCATAGAATCAGGATAACCAGCAGCAGCAATAGGTTGCATATTATTGCGTTTAATAGTTGATTTAGATTGTGCAGCATATCCATTAATCATTGCTATTTGAACCTGAGAAGCTTTGCCGTACATCGGCATGAGTCTTTCTGCCAAGTTCCATCTTAATGCCATTGCATAGCCTTGTGGAAGAACTATTTCATCATAAAGGCTGGTGTAATTGCTAAAGATGGTAGAAGAAAACATGTGCATTTCGCCCTGTGCAGGGTTAGGCCATACAAAAATGTTTCCTGATTCAGCATTAGGATTGTAATAAAGGGCTTTAGGCCAAGGGCCATTCAAAGTCTTTAATCCAATTTGGTTATAGTTTTCTAAAGCAAGAATAGACACTTGATAATCTAAACCGCCATTGGGTACAGCCTCACCATTGCTTTGCGTATTAATACGAACATAGGCTTGGTCAATAAACAAAGGCTTTTGATAATAGCCTGTTATTGTTCTAGAGGTAATTCCAAGGGGATAAGTAATATTAAGCTGATAAGTACCAGTTTCGTTTACTTGACCGCCAGCACCGCTAATAAACTGGGTAATACGAGTGCCAGGAAGAATGTTAGTTCCGCTTAAAGTCTGACCCTGTGCAATAGCACCGCTTGTAAGACCTGAAACAGTCAAAATATTGCCTGAAATTGAGCCTGTAAATACTGCTCCTACAAAGTTTTGAGTAGAAGGATTAGGGCCAATCGTATATTGAGTTTGACCTGAAATTAAAGGAAAAATAATTTCGGTGGTGTTATACACCATCATGTCCTCGTTAGACCATTGGTCTACCAAGTCATTAAGCATATCAAACGCATCTTGAGCTGCATCTGGAGTCGGAGTTTCACCTGATTCTAGTGCGCCAATGTCTTTTAATGCTCGGCTGATAATTTCAATAGGTTGCATATTTAGCTCGGTGTATAGACTTGTGGCATCCAAGGAGCAGGGGCTGACTTGGGTTTCTTTAGTTCTTCAAGTTGCTTTTCAAGGTTAGCGGTAATATGGCATACACCATCGGTTACGGCTTCATCCTCAATCCATTTTGCTACCATTTCTTCAGTAACCTTTTCAAAAGGCACTTTAGCAGTAGGACAGTCAAAGTACCAATATCCCTCTGTTTCTACTTTGTCATCGCCATCTGTAGCGGTTACAAAGTATTTAGCAGAAGTAATTACCCCATTTTCAGAGGTTGTATCGGTAATTTTCCAAGTAATCATCCTGCTATTTCCATTAATGTAATTGTGCTTGGGCCATAGTTATTGAAAGAAGTGCTTGCACTAGTTAATCCGTTGCCGTTTTCAGCCCGACCACCTATGTTATAAGTAGTTGCTGATGTAGTTGCAGGAGTGTCAATAATAGATGCACTAAAACCATTTATCCTTTGACCCAAAGCGGAACTTGTGTCATACCCAACTAATGTAAAAGCAGAACCAACGGCTGAGCCACCAACCGCACCTCTAAATGGAACAAAACCACATCCACTATATGTATTGCCTGAAGCCATTGAGTAAGAAACATTAAACAAAATAAGAATTTTACTGGTGGAAAATTTAGGTGTAATTGAAGCAGAAATAATAGATTGATAAGCTGTTGGACACGATTGACCGCTTGCTATATTTACTGATGAACTGCTTGTTGCTTGAACCACTTGCAATACGCTACCAGCACTAGCTTGTACTGTGCTATTAGGGAATGTAACCCCTGCTGAACCATCTAAAATTAAACTCATTCTGTTGCTCCTTCAGGTGTATTTCCTTCAGCGCACCATGCAAGGTAGGCTTGGTAGTCTGTGTTGTCAGGGTTCATGGGGATAGCAGCCATATCTTCCAAGCGCAAAACAGTGGTTACTTTTCCCGCTAAATTGTCATAAACTAATTTATACATAATTAAAGTTCCGCAGAAAATTCAATATAACCAGAGCCTGTACCGTCATACAATGACCCTGCTTGACCTCCAGTTGCTCCACCAGCAGCCCAGCCAACAGATACTGATGCAGATGTAGGAGTACATCTATTTGTAAGTGAGTTTGGAGCTTGCGTTCCAGTCGAAGAAAAATAGATTTTTACACCAGAGCTTAAAGCTGGTGTTGGCTGAGTTCTCATTGTTACAGGAAAACTTCCTCCACTTCCTGCTGCTGTACTGGCACTTTCCGCAGCAAGCATAATATAGTTTGTAGTGGCTGTAGAGCTAACCATCTTGTAATAATAACGCTGACACAAAGCTAACTCTTGTTGATACTGACGATACTCAAAACCAGTAGCAGAACTACCTACTTCTAGTTGAACACCAGTAATGTAAAAAGTTGCTCCGCTTGTTCCTACTACGGATGTTGCTCCTGTGGCTGACCAGTAATTGCCGCTTGCCCATGAACCAGCAGTTGTAGATAAAGTAGAACCAGAACCCAAGCTAAATGCTAATTGCAATCCAGTAGTATTATCTGTTGCCCAAACACCTGTTGTTGAACCAGTAATAGTTACGCTAATTTGTGTCCAAGTATTTGCTACTGGAATAGAGTAAGTAAATGGATAAGATTGTGTTTGTGCGGAGTTTTGAATTGAACCGCCAAAAGTACCAGTAAGACTTGAATAAACCCATGCTGACAAGGTAACAGTTTTAGCTGATGCAGTTCCCCATGCTAGGTCTGCAATGTTAAAGCCTTCAACAAACTGTCGCAAAGCAAAAACATCGCCTGAAGCTACAGAATAAGCGGACAAAGAAGTAATGCCAGCGTATTTTGTAAATCCTGTAGTTGCGGCTGGTGTTAAAGAACCAGCATTTTGCTGAATACTATATTTAGATGATTGAGTGCAAACTGCGTTCCATCGGTCTAATGTATATACGCTTGTAGTAGGAGTAACACTAGCACCAGCATTTCTTTGGTCTATCACCATAGCACCATTGATGATGCGGTTCTTCATAATAGAAGCGTTACCAGCACCTAGATTAGAGCCAGCTACGCTTGTTCCGATTACATCGGCATTTACTGTTCCGTAAGCCATTATGCTAATTCCTCATCTGTTGGTTTAGCTAGGGTAGGATGATTCCATTCTTTGATGTAATCGCCTTTTCCGTCTGAATCGTTTTGTAGTGTGATTACAGTCATAAAGTCTTGTGCTGTAAGGCTAGGATATAGAGCCATGATTTTTTCGTACATTATGCCGCCCTTATCATGCAACCATTGAAATATGTTGGCGATGGGTCACCGCTACTACCAGCCGCAAATAAACCTGTTCCGCTCATCAAAGTATAAAGTTCAACATAATCAGTTGAGCCATTAAAATAAACAATAGAAGACACTCCACCTTTTCCTGCACCAGCAGAAGTATCGTACCCAAGTTTATATAAAGCACCATTTTTATAAATCATAGTAATTAATCTAGTAATAGTAGTTCCTGTTGCTGAAACTTCTCCATTAATTTGATAGTAACCAGCTACTTGCGGAGTAAAACGATAATTCGTAGCGTTGTCATAAGCATTAGCAGTATCAAATTCTTCAATATTGCATTGCACTTTTGTAAATGTGCTTGCAGTAATTGATTGATTGCTATTTAAATAAGCACTAAACGCTGGCATATTGCCTGACACCATTACTGTGCCTGTTGCGGCTGGAAGCGTAGCTGTATTAGTACCTGAAACAGCAGGGGCAGCTAAAGTAATAGCTCCTGAAGTATCGCCTGAGATTACAATTGAACTCATAATATATCCTTAAAGAACTAACCAGCGTTGACCGCTAGGAACTGTAACTGTTGCGCCAGCATTAATACTGACAGGGCCAACGCTAAATCCATTTGTTTGATTGCTTAATGTATAGCTTTGAGTAATAAAAGTATAGTTTTGATAAATTACTCCGTTAGCTACTGCACCACCGCTTCCTGCGATTGCACCCCAACCGCCACTTGTATAGCCTTCAAAGATTCCTAAAGTGGTGTTGTAACGAAACATTCCTTGTGCAGGGCTTCCAGGTCTTTGTCCTGTTGTTCCGTTTGGAGGAATAAAATAGCCAGTACCGCTAGAGATTAAGTCCCCATACTGGTCAATAGTAAATAGCGTTGTGCCGTTTACTTGAGCAGTTAAAGGTGAATATCCTGTTGCAGCATTTAAAGTTGTTTGACCATTGACATCGGCAAGCAAAAAAGTTCCATTTGTTGCAGGAACGCTAATGGTAAAAAAAGCGGAAGTGTCAGCTCCAATAAGGCTGATTGAGCCACCTTGGGTACTATCAAATATTAACGTACTCATATTTATCCTTTAAAGCACTACCCAACGACTACCGCTTGGCACAGTTACTGTTTGTCCTGAATTAATAGTCATAGGGCCAGTAGAACTAGCTGCATAACCACTAGGGATTGAGTAACTTGTTGCAATAGTCTTATTATTAACTATTAAGCCATTTGTGGCAACGACTTGTGAAGCATTTATGGATTTATCTGTGCTGAAATATCCAAGCAGAGTATTGGCTACTCCACCATTGTAAAAACTTAATGTATCAGCAGAACCAACAGAGATGCGACCATTTCCTGTTGCGTAATCCGTTACGATTCCATCGGTAAAAGAACCGCCAAAAGTACCGCTTGAATAGAATCCGTTGGTTGCTACAAAATAACTAGAAGCTAATAATCCTGTAGAAGGAGTGTAATTTAGCTTAGTCGAGCTAGTATATTCAGTAGTTGCTGTACCAGTAGTGATACGAGCAAATAATGGATAGTAAGGAGTTGCAGAGCTTGTATCGTCTGCAATAGTTACCCCAGTTACTGTGGATGCAATCGTAATTGCGCCTGAACCATTGGTAATTGAGATTCCAGAGCCAGCAGTCAAAGTAGCTTTAGTTAGGGTATTCCCTGTGCTATTACCTATTAAAAGCTGACCATCGGTATAAGAAGTCTGTCCTGTACCGCCATGAGCCACGTCAATAGTCGTAGCGTTCCATGTACCAGCAGTTAATGTTCCGACCCCTGTAATGCCTGTATAAGAGCCTGAAACATAAGATGAGCCGATAGTACCAGAACTGATATTTGTAGCGTTTAAAGCCGTTAATGAAGCTCCTGAACCGCTAAATCCTGTAGATGTAAAAATACCAGTAGAAGGGTTGTATTGAAGTTTAGTAGAGCTTGTATATTCTGTTGATAGGCTTCCGCTTGTTTGGTTAGCAAACAAAGGATAACGAGTCCCTGCTGTAGTGGTGTCATCGGTTACTGTCGCATAAGATACTGGGGTTGCCCAAGTTGGTGTTCCTGTGCCGTTTGACTGTAAAAACTGTCCTGTAGTACCAGCAGCAGTAAATCCTGTAACTCCTGTGGCAGACTGCCAAACTACCGCACCAGCAACACCGCCAACTAAATAAGTCGCATTTGTTGCATTGGTTGCAGACCCTACAGAAAGGGTAGATTGGGCAACATATTGCGGAGCAGTTGCCCCAGCAGTTAATACATAATTTGTAGTGCCAAGGCTTAAAAATGAAGTAGCCCCTGCGCCTGTGTTGTAAGGCAAAGCTCCAGAAGTTCCGCCACCAATGTTTGTGGCAGTTGTTGCTAAAGTTGCACTAGCTACAGCTCCGCTAACGATAGAACCTAAAATTGATGTAATCCAAGCTGGATTTGAATAAGAGCCAGTTGTATAAACTCCATTGGTTACAGTTCCTGCGTTGCCTGTAATGCCAATTCCCCAAGTGCCTGATGCGCCTGTTCCTGTTGTAGAAGGTGCGCCAAGAGTGCTGTAGTCAATCGTTCTTGCTACTGAGCCGTTATAAGTCGTGCCTGAAGCTGCGCCACCAGTATTTGTAAAAGTTACGCTATTGGTTACGCTTCCTGAAGATGTTGCAGTTGCAGCATTACCGCCAATAGACAATCCTGTTGCTGTTCCTGTTAATCCTGTGCCAGCCCCAGTAAATTGAGTTGTGGCAGTAATCGTAGTTCCACGAACTGTAGATGCCGTTGTTGCGCCTACAGTAGTGCCATCAATAGAACCGCCTGTAATTGCTATAGCATTGGCATTTTGCGTAGACATTGTGCCAAGACCTGAAACGGCAGTATTAGCAATAGCAATCGAGGTATTGGTAACGCTAGTAACTTGTCCGCTTGCATTAGTTACAAATACTGGGACTGAACTTGCAGAACCATAAGTTCCTGCTGTTCCAACAGGAGTAATGCTAAAAGTATTGGCAACAAGGGTTAACCCTGTGCCAGCGTAATAAGCACCAGTTCCTGAGAATTGAACGAATGTAATTGGGGTTACATTAATTGTTCCAGTATCAGCAGAGGTTGATACCCATCCAGTATTGGCTTGTGAGCCGTTTAAAAGGACTGTGTAAGCCCCTGGCACTTCTGCCCATACATCCATGTCAACTGCACGAGTCCATGCGCTTGCAGAGGCTATATAAATGCCGTTCTGGGATGTAGTTCCTTGGTTTTTTACTAATACTCTATCGCCAGCTAAAATCGTATAACCATCAATAGTTTGCAGACCTGACAAAGTAATGCTAGTTAATGTTCCGACTTTACAAGCTGCTTTAGGATTTAATCCTTGAGCAATCGTATCAACATAAAGCTTGTTTGTAATATCAGCAGGATTTACAGGAGCATTAGAAATTTGCCCTGTAGTGGTAGATATATTAGTAAAAACCCCTGTAGATGGGGTTGTAGCACCGATTGTGGAGCTATTAATCGTGCTGTTGGTAATATTTAACCCTGATTGATTAGGGTTAATTGATGCGTAAAAAGGCTGACCCTGACCTATAAATGTCTGAAAATTGCCATAGACATCAAAATAAGCCTGAACTGGCAGTAGATTTTGGTCTACTGTAGAAGATGGGCCAGCCATAGTGTTCCTTAATAAGCGAAACAGTTAATTAATACAACATCTCCAGCAGACATTGGAGCAGCAGCACCAGTAGTTACTGAATAACTTGTAAAAGTAACTGAAGTTGTTGAGCTTGCTGTTAATTGTAAAAATAAAGTAGTTCCGTTTGTTACATCGGCTGCATAACCAAACCAACCATTTACTGCTGTTGGAAGGGTAATAGAGCCTGAAGATGCACCACCAGTACCAACTACCACTTTAAATACTAAAGTATTTGCAGCAGTAATTGTTGGGCTAGTACCCCATCCTGAACCAATAGTTGGCAAAACATTGCTTGTAGCAATTAAATTACCGCCCATTTGAAATACTGAAGGATTGATGGTATCGCCTGTTAAAGGAGGTGAAAAGTATGCTCCACCAGGGCCAACTAAACCTAAACATTGACCAGCCGTATTAAATGCTGCTTGAACTGGAACAATGTTTTGCGTATTTGTTGAAGCTACAGAATTTGAAGTTGTCATTAGTTGATTCCTTCCCCTGGGGTAATTTCAAGGCTAGTAGCTGCACTAGCAATAAACCAAGCATTTGGTGGAATACCGCTAAATACTCCTACTCCGTTTGCAGGAATAGAAAGTACGTTAGCAACACCAGTTGCTGTAGGAGTTGTTGCAACAGGAGTAACTGTTGCATCTCCTGGCTCTTGTGGCTGCCATCCTACACGAACAATGCTAGAAGTGATGTTCATAATACGATAGCCAGATGGATATACATTATTACTAGACTTCACTTGAACTGGTGAGGTACTTACCAAATAAGTTGGGCCAAAAGGCGAAAACGCTGAGTTATAGGCCATTTTTAGCTCCTTAAACTACATTGCTAGGAATAGGAGAATCTTCGCAAGTTGAAACTTTTAGCAACAAAGTACCAGCAGTTTGAGTAGCAGAAGAACCAGTAGAATTTACTAAGCGAACAACTACTTGATTTGCTGTATTTGTATAAGCATTTCCAATAGAAATACCAGTTACTAATGCGCCATCAAATTGAGCTTGCACAAAGTCATTAGGTTGAACACCAGCTACAGTCAAAGTTACATCAGAAGTTGTGCCTGAAATAGTGGTAGATGGCAATGATACTTGGACAATAGTTTGTGCAATAACATTACCACGAGAAATAGTAGTCTTAGACATATTTTTTCCTTTAAATAAGGTAAATCAATTATAGGGTAAATAAGAAAAAAAGCCACGCTTTTTGGGCATGGCTTTCTTCCTTTACTTCAGTTGACCTTAGTAAGGGCCAGAGCTTAAATCGTAGCCGTAAACATATACGTCAACAGTTGCAGTTGCAAAAGCTGTTGAAATATTTACATAAACAGTTTGAGCAGACAGAGCCGTATTAGGGTTAGTAGCTGCTGAAATAGTTACATAAGATGGAGTAGTTTGACTAGTCAATGCTGCTGCTGTCAAAACTGCTGAACCACCTTTAGATACGGCTGTGTAAACACCTAAGTTAACAGAAGCCACAGATTGTGTTGCTCCGTTGTTGTTTGCATTAGCAACAACTACAGAAACAGGCACATAAAGTGAGCTATTGTTAATTTGAACAGCAAAGTCTGCTGCTGCTGCGGTAGAAACACCTTTAAGAACAGCTAAAACACGCAACGCTTGTTGGCTATTTAGGTTCGATGGGTGGGTAGTGCTTGTAATTGCTGGGCCTGGATTAGACATGATTTTATTCCTTAAATATTGTTAAAAAGCAGGGGTTTTACCCCCTGCAATTATTACGCTGCTACTCGGCAAGCCAACTCTGGGTAGAGTGGGGCCCAGCCGTAGAGAACGTCAACACGAGTTGGAATAGAGTCGTTATTAATGGTGTATTGACGAACTACACGCATTGACAGACCAATTTCCTTGTCGGAAGCACGACCAGCGAAATGAACACCTTCAGGCAACTCAAGGTCAGCCATAGCCATTGTGAACGCATTGCGGTGCATTACGATGTTTTGTGGAGAAACTACACCATTTCCACTTGCATTGTATTGTGAAGCAAAGAATGTCACAGCAGCAGTTGCTGATGGGCTAGGGATGCTTACGTTCTGGAACTGACCACCAGAGATAACTGCTGGAGATACTGTTACAGAAACAGAAGAACCTGAAGCCACAGAAACAGCAGACTTAACTACAAATGAACGCAGTTTATTTGTGCCGTATGGTTGGCGATTCTGTGGGTTAGTTGCATAAACACCAGCAATTTGGAATGTATCACCAGCGTTCAAGTTGATTGTGCCTGTATTAGCAGCAGTCAAAGTAATAGTGGACTGTGAAGCCCAACCTGATGTCAAGAAACCAGTTGCAGTTGTTGTAGCTACAGAAGCAGTTACAGTAGAGCTAGAGAAATTACCAAAAGTCTGTGAAATGATGTTTTGGTCAAGTTTCCAGTTCATACCACCAGAGTCACGACCCATCAAGCCCTTAGTGTATTGGCTAGAGATTTGCTCAGTAGGAACAAACAAACCTTTCAAGCTGTCAACAATAGTTGCAGATGTAAATGGCTCAACGATACAGCTTCTACGACCATCACGAGGTGCGCCTTCAGAGTCAAGATACGCTTGTGCTGACAAGTATGTATAAAGACCAGTTGGAGGAGTACCAGCAGTTCCAACGATGTTAGCTGTGTTCAAAGCTGCTGTAGTTGTACCATCAAAGTCAATTTTGTTGGCAATAGCTGCTACGGCTGGCTTGAGGATGCGGTCAGAGAACATATCCAAAGACAGAGCTAAGTCCTGCGTTGTGAACTGTGTATCCACATGGAACTGTGTAGACAAAGTTACAGGAACGCTAGTTTCGTTCAAATCTTCAACATTCAGGGCTGGCCC